TTACTTTCTCAACTCAAACACATAGCCCTGCAAACTGCCTAAAGCGCTCCGGTATCCGTCAGCCACTCTTGCCATCTCTGTATATCGTTCTGCGCACAGGCCGACCACGTTGCGCAGCTGACTGGCAATTCGGGCGTTTTCATCCAGCGCATGTCCGGCTCGGGCAGCCTGAGCGGCGACACGATCATTGGCGGCGGTGAGCTTGCCGCGCAAGCCGTCAAGATCGGTGCGAGCAGCCACAGCAGCACGCTGGACCGCATCCAGCTGCGTTTGATAAGTGACTCGAACATCCTCCACCTCCTTTTGCAATCGTTGTTCCATCAGGCGCGCACGAACCTCGGCCTGCAACTGCGCCGCCCTGGTCTCGGCCTGGGCCAGCTCATAGCCCTTGCTATACTGCCCCTGGCCGTATAGCGCTCCCCATAAAAAAAGGGCTCCCAGAACAGCAGCCCCTGCTAATGCAGACTTGACAGACATAGCTGCCTCTCGGCCTGACGCCGTCGCTCCAGCCCCCGCAGCTTGCGACCACCGGCGTAGACCCAACGATCCAGCTCCCGACATGCGCCGGCTATATCCTGGGTCCGTAGTTTGCGCAGCAAAGTTGAATTGGCATAGGCACCGGCACCCACGTTGTAAACAAAGCTGCTCAGCGCCACACGCACTTCATCCGGCAAGGGATAATTAACGGAACGATCCACCACAGCCAAAGCACGACGCACCTCGTGCTCGGTTAAGGCGTCACAACGTGCCGGGCTTGCCGCATCCCCCAGCTTGACCCCTTGCGTGTAACCGTCGCAAATAGTCGGAATGCCCACCGGGTCCACATAGGCAATCAAAGAACGTCCTTCCCAGGCAGCAACCAGAGCAATAGCTGCCGAGACCACCCCTGCACCCAGCTTAGTCTTCAGATCCATGCTTCCACTCCTTGAGCTGGCGCCAGGCACGCTGCACTCCGCTCACAATCCGGGTAGCCGCCCGAATGAACTCGGGCAGCTTGGTCACAATCAAAATCACCACATAAGCCGCCCATAAAGTCAGCACAAAATCCTGCATCGTCCAACCATAAATAAGCAGAGCCGAGCCGGTGCTTATGGGTAGGTGAGCGGCGTCGTTATTCAGCACAGGCCCTTCTCCTTAATCAAATTCGCCCTGTCTGCAGCATCCTTTTGTTGGATGCCGCAGACATAAAAAAACCCGCTCAAGCGGGCCGGGGCAACAACATTCAAGAAACTGCGATACGGACTACACAGACCACTCAAACTGATCCACTTCGGCTTTACTGCTTGCTTGCTGAACTTGCTCGGCCAGCAGCGCATTGCGCTGCATCAGGCTCACAATGCGTGCCTTGGCTTCTCGGCCCAACTGCTGAATCTGCTCAGCCGTATGCAGGCGCATAGCCCAATCATCGGCCTGGTTCGCACACCAAAATGGTGTAGACCAATCAGCCGCAAGGCCAGGCAGCAAAGAATCAGCCAGACTACTGGCCAAGTTCAGCTGATCAGTTTCATTGGTGGGGTATCGGTGCAGCTGACCCAAGACCTTGGACTCAAAGCCTTCCTTGATGGTCGCCCGGCAAGCTGCCGACAAAGCGGTAATCTTGCTTTCCTTATAGGTTTGCAGCTGAGCCGCTGCTGTCACTACCTTGCTGCTATCAATGTTGATCTGCATCGGTTTCTTCCTTCATTTCAGATTCAGGGTTTGTCTCAAAATCAGTTTCAGGCGGCAACTCGGGAGTGGGCGCTGGCGGAGGACTCTGTGCAGGTAATGCAACCAGGCCATCCTCACTAATCACGATCGGTTCAGGAAAACATGCTGCCGGATCTGTTTGATCCGCTGCGATCTGAAAAAGCAGTTGATCAATCTCGATGCTGTCTACATGACGCGTAACTGTGGCCTGCTTCAACAAGGGATGCTCGATGGCGCCGGCTGGCAGGACATCGCCAGGGGACATAAAGGACAAATCAAGCGCTTCCTCATTAATTTTCAGAAGGGTGCCCAAACGCTCAAGGCTGATTTTTTGAGCCGTGCCCACAGGGACCTGTGGACATAGTTTGATGATGAAATTCATTATTTCCATACTCCAATTGCTACATAATCAACTGCGGCACTCGTGCCGGTATCCACAATGCCGCGGGTATCGCGAATAAAGAAGCTACCCGATCCAGAACCCATCCCCATCTGAGGAACGGCATAGTATCCAGAGCCATCAGACAAGGGCTGGATCACGGTAGTAGGGGGTACATTAAATGCCATGGGATAAGAGATCACCGGACTGGAGGGCTTCCAGCCATTACCGCTAAAAGTGACTTGCCCGCGACAAATTTGAGTGCCATTGGCAAGCCGTATCCAATTGCCATTCGAGTTTGACCCCGACTGCACAACGGAGCCCCCTGCGACGTCACCCACAATATTCTTGTCATGAACCAGCTTGCAGGCTGGACGGTACTCCCTCTTGCCCGAGACCCCACCATTCAAATAAAAATTGTCGGTGTAAGGATCGGTGGAAAGCCGCAGCCCGGCATTCATATTGCTGCCAAAGGGCATATCGAGAAAGAAAGAACCACCGCCCCAGGTCACGGCCCGCGTTTGGTAGTACCAGCCGAATGGATTGGAACTGTCCCTGCCATTGGATGGCGTAGTAGTAGCACCGCCCAATCCAAACTCGCCTACATTCAAAGTAGTCAGCCAGGCTCGATATGTTCCGGAACGGCGTCCTCGGTGAACCACACCACCATCGGAGGACACATAAATTTGGGCACCTACCGTCCCCGTCTGGCGATGCCATACAACACCAGGTGCTGTTGTCGGCCTGTTTGTAATCGCAGTGCTCACGTAATACATGCCTGCCGGGACATCTACATCGTCAAGCGATGCAGTAGGCCAATGGTCATACGAAGTGGCTGCCCCAAAACTGCCCAAGCCAAATGCTCGACCATTGGTCAGGATTTTCCAGGCTGTCGGATCATTAGGAGCGGCTTGCAGATCCGTCTTTTTTAAAACCGAATCCCACTCCCATTCCGTTTGTGAAAGCAGAAGCAGCGAAGCGATCCGATCCGCCAATTCCTTGACGTAGCCCTGCATGGGAGCCAGCGCATAGGCCTGCCCACTGGCAGACGCACCACGATAAACCTGCGTCAGCGTTAACGATGTATCTGAGGCAATATTTTTTACTTCATAAAGCTGCCCATCAGGTGCCACAAATGCCTCACCCTGACGCGCTCCAGAGAGCCACTTTGTCCCAGTTCCGGTCACTGTGGCATTGTTTGCGGCGACCTTGACGGTCCCGGCGGTATACCAAGCCATTGCTATCCTCCTATGTATCGTATGCTTGCCAGCTGGCTACAAACAATCAGCAAAAAAAAACCCGCATGTGCGGGAATTATTAGAACTAGGCACTGCTGTCGTAGCCTTAAACGTCATGCTTTCCACCTTCCAAGGGCAACGAGCCTGGCTGTCAAGCCTACATCCCATCTAAAGCTGGCATTAAGCTTGTAAGAGCAACTTGCTGCAGACCTGGAAGTCCCTGTTGTCAGCCATATTGATTCTTTACTATCTTGCGGATTCCCATTAATCACGTAGTTGTCTGCATTTAAAAAAGCAACTGGAAAGACCCAAGTATTAATCTTGCTTACCCAAGCATTCCCTGATTGCAAATCGATCCAGCTGGAAGTTAGTACGGGAGAAAAGCATATCTGTGTTCCATCAGCAAATCTCACCCACTTCCCGTTAGCGTTATAGCCAGTGGCGATGACAGACCCAGAGCCCACATCTCCCACAATATTCTTATCATGGACTAGTTGGCACGCCGGACGGTACTCCTTCTTTCCAGATACAGCACCGTTCATATAGAAACGGTCGGAGTACGGATCTGTCGAGATCCGAAAACCCGCATTCATGGATGTCGTGCCATAAGGGAAGTCCAGAAAGAATTGTCCACCTCCCCAGGTAGTCGCTCCCGTACCGTAATACCACCCGGATGGGTTAACCCCTGCACGAGTGTTCGGTGGATTTGCCTGGGCACCACCTAAACCATAGTCACCAGCGGCCAGCCCCTCCTTGAATGCCCCGTATGTACCGGAGCGCCGGCCACGCCAGCCTAAGCGCCCGCTGTTACTCACAATAAGCTGCGCCCCAGCCGAACCGGACTGCCGATGCAAGACGACCCCTTCCCTATTTCCTGTCCCTGCAGGAAATGGAATCTCTGACCCGTCGCCAATCGTGCTGGTGTAGTAATACATACCCGCACCAATATTGAGCGCAGCTAAATCCGACCCTGGGAACACATCAATACCGGCCATGGCACCATAGGTACCCAGACCTGATCTCCCCACTGTCATCAACTCTTTCCAGGCATTAGCCTTGGCGTTATTGACGGTACGCATGTAGAAAGCATCACGCATCGGGGACGCATAAAGCAGCCCGTAGTAAGTACCTCCCCAGCCAAACTTGAAATAGCTGGATCCACTATTGGCCCCATCCGGCTTGTCCACATCCGCAGAACCAGATCGATAAATACCGTTAATAGGATTCGACAAAATGGTCTTGTCCCCATCCACTCCGGCGCTACCACCAAATCCCCAGTCTCCATTACGCATGACGCGTCCTGGAGCGGGATCTTGTGTGGAGGTCGCCAAAGTCGCCTTGGCTGCTGTACCCATTTCTGCAAGCACAGGCACAAGTTCGGCAGCTCGGTCGGCCAGCTCCTTGACATAGCCTTGCATGGGGGCCAAAGCATAAGGCTGTCCTGTAGCCGTAGCGCCGCGATAAGGCTTAGTCAACGTCAAGGAGGTATCCGACGCGATATTCAACACCTCATAGAGTCGACCGTCAGGCGCAACAAAGGCCTCGCCCTGCCGGGCGCCTGCCAGCCACTTTGTGCCGGTCCCCGTTACAGCGCTGCTATTTACAGTGACTTTTACAGTACCCAGGTCATACCAGGCCATTCCAGACTCCTTTCTGATGGTGATGTCCCTCAAGCGCTACTTGGGCACATACTAAAAACGGCACAGCAGAATGCTGAGTGTTCATCATTCGTACTCCATAAAAAAAGCCGCTATTCAAGCGGCTGGATATTCGGCAGGATCAAAATCCTGTAATTCCGGAGATGGCGCCTCGGTAAAGCGCAAACTTACAAAACGGTCGGGAAGAATATCAACGGCTTTACCATTGGTCGCTGGCCCAGTACTGTAATCAGGCTCGTAAGTACGAATCGTCAGAGTTTGAGCCTGTTCGCACTCTTCGTAGTCCAGAGTGAAATACACATTGCCGTTTCTATCTTTAGGGGTTTCGATGTACCAACCGTCACGACTCAATAGTGGTACCTGACGCAAGATGTAGTGCCCTGTTCCAAGACGCTCAAACTCTACCGTGGCAACCTCGGAATGCAAGTTCTTCTGAATACCTGTATTACCAAGCTGGATGACAGGCGACGCTTTTTTTATGAAACCATTGCTATCCACCATCGTATTTCGGTGTGTCAGGAGCTCCTGCCATGGCTTGGCCACCCGATTCTGGACGTTTCGTATCCAAAGCTTGTCACTTATTGGAGAGGCGTATAGCAAGCTATAGTAGGCTCCGCTCCAGCCAAATTTAATGTAGCCAGCACCGGTATTGTTGTCAGGGGCCTCCGTGCTGCCAGAGCCAGATCGATAAAAACCGTTAACCGTATTGTTAAGAATATTGGGATCAGCCGCGATTGAGCTGCCAACGCCAAACCCCCAGTCACCAATGCGTGCGACTCGCCCTGCAGTCGAGTCCTGGTTAGAGTCTGTCAGAGTTGCTTTGGCTGCGGTTCCCAGATCAGCCAGGACAGGGAACAAGCTTGCAGCCCGATCAGCCAGCTCTTTGACATACCCCTGCATCGGAGCAAGCGCATATTTCTGGGCCGTACCAGTGGCACCCAAATAAGGCTTGACCAGGGTCAGCGAAGTATCCGAAGCGATATTCGCTACCTCGTATAGCCGACCGTCCGGAGCGACGAATGCCTCACCTTGTCGAGCACCTGACAACCACTGAGTTCCGGTTCCTGTCACAGTCGCACTATTTACCGTGACCTTGACTGTTCCTGCGTCATACCAGGCCATGGCTCTCCCTTTGCGTATTCAACGCTTCTTCAGTATTTTCCTGACTTGCGGTTGTCTCTTGGACTCCGGCAGCCAAAATAGTTATTAATCCGCGAATCATCCCGGCTGCCAACTCAGGCGTAATACGGTTTCCCATATTGCTCTCAAAGAGTTGAGAAATTGAGTGCTGTAGATTCACTCGTCACTCCTTCAGTTCTTCTTGAAATCTGTCTTTACCGATTCGCAGTGCTCTATCCATTTCACCGTTTCCTCGGGTAAAGCTATGCCTTGCATCCTTAACGCTTGAGCCATTTTGAAAATGGCATCCAGTTGATCAGATGTCTCCATATAGGATTTTTTGCGCAAAGGCGCATAGGGCTCACAATGCTTGAGTTTCAAGGACAAACTCCTTATCAAGATAAGGCCAGGCAATGACCTGGATGATATACGTTCCCGGTTGATCAAACTCCAGTTCAGCACTGGCACTTTCCCAAGCGTAAGTCCTGGCGGTGTTGACTACGATCTCACAAGGCTGAGGCAAATCATGCAATGTGTTGCCGTCCAAGTAGGTATCTTGAGGTGGGCGATCCTGCAAGCCCTGCTCAGTCACGAACTGACGATTTGGATCTGCATGACCACGGAGCAACTTAAGAGCACCTTGATTGACGTGGAAAAACTCTTCATTTTCCGTAAAAACACCCGTGATTCGACCGTTTTCATCGTGTGTATAGAAATTTCTTATATCCATTAGTTATCTCTGAATAAGCAGGTAATCCAAAGTGAGGCTAAATGGACCACCAACCAACTGCGACTTGGAACTAGGCGTTTCGAAAGAAACTCTACTCGAGTACACCGTGACATTAACTTTCGCATAAGGATCGATGAGACCAAGATCTACCCATCCAGACAGCCCTCCAAAATCGTAGGTATATGTGCTTCCCCACGCCATCCCACCTGGCACGATGTGTTCAACCACAAGGCTGCCCACAAAAATTTTGAACTTAAAATAGACTTGGTCGCTGTTGTAGTAGTTGTAGTTATATGTGTATTGAAATTTCAATTTCAAAGCGATCAAACCAGGAACAGCATTAGTGAGCCGATAGCTTGGAAAAGTAGTCTCTCCACGACTGTAGCCCTCTGTGTAATGTGATCCCAACTTGGTAATCGCCCCCGGTTTCAAATTCAAAGTATCAATTGTTGCGGTACCAATCTTGGCACTCGTAATGGAAGCATTGGCCAGCTTGGCTTCTGTAATCTGAGCATCCACAATCTTGGCAGTGGTAATCGCCGCGTCAGCAATTTTCGCAGTACCAATAGATGCATTGCCGATCAAGGCCGTATTCAGAATACTGGCCCCCCCTTGTACCGAAAACACACTGATCGGATTTCCATTAGCGGCATGCATCACGGCAAAACGATCAGCCAAAACAGCAAAGGTCGACTGCATAACACCGGACTCGTTAGTCAAATCCAAACCAACACCGGAGACATACTTCACCCCGCTCTGATTCGCCTGCAGCTTCACCCCCCAGCTGGAAGCGATCTTGCCGTCCAATTCCGTCAAAGAACGAGCAACTTGCTCAACGGCCGCTGAGTTACCACCAATACCCGTTTCCAAAGTCGTAATAGACTCGGCCAGGGCACGGTTTTCGTCGGCCTGCACATTCTTGAACTCGGCCAGAGACGCACGGATTTGGGTTTGCTCTTTCTGAGTGTCAAGCTGATTCAGCACTCGTTCCAGGGCAGCATCCTCACCCGCCTGTTGGCGTTTGATTTCTGCATTCAGCACCAGTTGGCTGGTCGCCAAGGCCTCTTGCTGGCCCTCTACGCTAGTCACCCGAGAGTTGGTTTCGTTCAAGGCCCCCGCTGTCGCTGCCAAACCCGTCTTGGGATCATTGACGGTATTTTGCAAAGCCGTCAGGTCGCGTCCTTGAGAAGAAATGGAGCTCCCTTGTTGCGTGACAGTACTGGTCAGACCTTGAATCGCCGAGGAGTTGGCGGAGGTTTCCTCTAGCAACTCAGCCAGGTTAGGTTGCCATTGCATGGCGGGTACAACATCACCAAGATACAAAGCTGCCCAATGGATCGTTGCCTGACCGGCATGATTGCCCGGGGATGGTGCATAGTAGAACCGCAATTCGCGCGGCAATGTATTGGCAGCAGCCTTGGTGAACCTGACGACCTGGACAGACTGTTCAACATCGCGGTCCAGATCAGCAACCCGATTTGAACTGCCCCCCGCCCACACACCAATACGCGACTCCGTATCACCCTCTGCGGGCTTATGCGTATAGCAGACCACCAAGGTATAGCCCTGGGCAGGAACAAAGTCCTCAGTCAGGTTGTAACGTCCAAATAGATATACGGGTGTGGCGCGAACTTGCTCAACGTTCGACGCCAGCAGCAAGTTGCCGGCTGGGGCTATCAACGACTCAAGTCCGGTCTCCAGCTTTGTAATGCTCTGCGCCTGCGCACTGACACCCAGCTCTGTCGCCGTTACACGATTGCTCAAGGCTTGTACCGCACTGGCATCCGCTTTCTGATTCGCAGTAGCCTGTGCCGCATCAGCTGCAGCTTTCGCAGCCACCGCAGCGGCGGCCGCGTCCGTTGCTGCTTTATCTGTTACAGCCACCCAGGCACTGCCATTCCAGCGCTTGGGAGTATTGGCATTGTTTTTAGTGTCGATCCACAGATTTTGGGCCAGGCGCTTGGCAGCGGCAGGAGCTGCAGTTGCAAAGATCACCTCCCCTTTCGCCCCGGCGGCAGTGGCGGCAGCCGCTGCTGCATCCTGCGCGGCAACGGCTTTGGCATCGGCGCTATTCACGCTGGTCGTTAACTGCGTGATGCTGCTTGCTTGTGCGTCAAGCTTGCTCTCGGTCGCCGTCACACGGGTACCCAGGGCATTAACGGCCGTTGCCAAGCCACGCTGCGCTGCATCCAGACCATCCACCTTGCTGGATAGCGCGGTGGTGGAGTCAGACAAGGAGCGCAGGCCGCCCTCCAGCTGCTCGACCTGGGTACGCATGGATTGCACGGAGGAAGCCAAGGCACCAAGGCCCGTTGCCGGATCGCTCACCTGACCTGCTACCGTATTGATCTGCTGAGCATTAGCCTGGATCCGGCCTTCAGCACTCTCCACCCGGCTGATCGTCTCCTGCGACTGGACCGCCAGAGCAGCAAGACCATCAGTGATCGAGGCGAAGTCTCCGATCAGCACCCAATACGCCGCATCCGTTATCTTCTTGCCTGCCGGTACAGCCTTTTTAGCGCGATACATCTTGTCATTGGCAAAGACGACAGACCCGGCTGCATAGGCTTTTTTTGAATCCCATTTATCAGCAAGAAGCAGCTCTTGTACTTGGCCATTGACCTCATCAACCCGTTGATTCAGCTCACCAAGCTCAAGAGTCAGATCTCCCACGGAATCGCGGATTTTGGGGATATCGCGGATGTCACCCATCAGCAATTCACCCAGGCCGCCCTCAACAATGGATGGGGTAATCAGCTCGTTATAGTCTCCTGCTTTAGACACAGGTTCACCCAAGACACCAGGCTGATTTTCCTCAGGAAACCATGGGCCCGGCGTACCATTCTTGTCAATCAAACGAGCCCAAAAGAAGTGCCGCGTAGTAAGTGCCAGGCCGGTTTGTTCAAACGAATCTGTTGGATACGCAAACTCCCCCGCCTTAACGGCTTTTGCAATGTCCTGCGTCGGGCTATAACGAATCTCCGTACGCTCAATAATATTGGGGTCAGAAGGAAAACTCCACTGCACACGTATACCCCAAGGCAGCGATGCAGTACGTAGCGTTTTCACCGGCAATGGCGCGGCAAGCTTACCGTTCAATTCCGTCAGTGCTGATGTCCCCCATAGACTGGAAACATCCAGAGCGTTAATCGCTCGTACACGAGCAATGTAATTGCCCGCATAAACATTCGGAATCTCGATACTTGTGGAGCCTGTACGCGGAACCACAACCCATTCGGAATGATCCCGTCGCCACTGCACTTCATATGCCACCGCATTCGGTACGGAGTCCCAGGAAACAACCGCATTGTGGCGCGCTTGGCCCTGGTCAATAACGTGATAAGAATTGATCAGAACATTCGCCGGAATACCTTGAACAGGCGGTGGAGTAACACTAAGCGGTGGAACCTCCACGCGCGTTTCATAGTCAATAGCCGCATGTTTGCCGTCAACATATTGAACGGCATGGATGGTGTACTGCAGATCCCCGTCCTCAGCGACGCTCAAGACTCTGTATTTCTGAGTAGCCAATTCCGTGGAGCTGATAGACCACGCCGCCTCTGTTTCCGGAGTCTGGCTAAACGGTGGGTCTACCTGCAAAGTTTGCGTCTCTGCTGTTTGCCCTGCTTGAACGATGATCGGCCTCGACTGGGACACACCATCCGGCAGCACCACGGTTAAACGATCACCAACAGATACTCGAACTGGAGCATCTAATGTCACCACGGCATTCGTCGCTGATCGGATCAGACCGCCAATACGACGTCCCGCCAAATGCGAATCTGCAATTTCAATTACCTGCCCTGGCTGAGCTAATGTGCCAGTCAAGCCCACTGCAAAGGTAACCGTTTCGGTTTCCATACGCGAAGTAAACAAGGCACTGCGACCAATACGTTGCGCCTGACCTTGCGATGTACAACCAAATGCTGTCAATTCAAGTTGACGAACGCCATAACGGGCAATACCGTCCGGGTCCTCAAGGACCTCCACCTTGGCTCGACCCATATCGGTTTCATCATTCCAGGACACCAGGGCGACGGTATGGCGAGTCGCTAGACTGGAGCCCGAATACTGAAAAATGCCGTCAATAACATTCGCATTGGAATAGGTATAAACCGCATCACGTGGCATATCCGCCACTGCGAGAACCGAGCCCTGAGCATAATACGCAATCCCCCGAAAAACTGAGGCTAAATCCTGCAGAACCCGCCACGCCTCGGCTTTATCTTGCAGATATACATTACAAGAGAAGCGCGGTTCAGTCCCGCCTTTACCATCAGGCACCTGTTCATCGCAATACTGAGCGATTTGATACAAGGCCCACTTATCCAACCAAGAGGCCGGTAAAAGATGGCCCAAGCCATCACTCGCATTCGTGGCCAAGTCATAGAAAACCCAGGCAGGGTTATTCGTCCACGACATCTTGAACGTGCCGTCCCAACTTCCCGCATACGTATGTGTCCAGGCATCATAGTTGCTAGGCACACGCACAACTCGCAAATACAGATCAAACGCACGAGAAGGAATACTCTGGAATTGCTTGGCATTCACACGCAAGCCTACACATGCCGACATAGGACGACGTAGCTTGGCATCCGTTACTTCAGTAATGGAATCTACGAATGTGGCATCGCTGACGGTAGAGTTACTGGAGTTTTCCGTAATCCGACGCACACGTACCGTCCAACCTGTTTGCGCCCTGGGCAAGTCAATACGATGTGACCGCGCATACTGCTGAGTTGTTTTTCCATCAAAGGCAGCACGCAGAACCTCAGTAAACGCTGAGTTGTCCGTAGACAGCTCAATTGCGTATTCAACGCGATAACCAGATATATCACCTGTCGTAGCCGACTGACGTTTCAAACCACGTACGGACAGGCCCACCCGAATAGCCGAAATATGAATATTTTGGATGGATCGCGTAAAAGGTTGATCCGAGCGCAGCTCCACACTCACACCAGAGCTGGACTCGACAGCCGGAAAACCAGGAATATAGTGCTGGTCCTGAGTCCCCGCCCGGAACTCCATCTGGACATCCTGAAAGTTCAGGCTACCGTCTTCATTTTCAATAGGCGTATTGTCCAGATACACCGACCTCAGGGGATTATCTGCATTCGCAAATCCATGAATGGGGCCAGCACTGATCAGATCAATAATTGAGGCATACGCAATGCTATGCAGATTATCTTCGTCCTCAACGGGTGTACGAGTTGAACCACCCCCGCCCTTGCCTCCTTTATGACCTTTAATACTGTAGCCACCAGAAACAGGAACGGCGCCCTCGGGCGCCGCAATGTTGTAGTCAGGAATTCGCATCACATCTGATCCTCTGAATAGATACCAGCCGAGACCACGGCACTACCAACAATCTTGCGTCCATAACCAAGCGGAACAGGATTTCCTTGAGCCGTTGTGTTGACTGGACCATTAAAGTTATAGGATGGTTTGTTCTCTGGGCGATCTGCTGTTCCTAGACCTTGCTGCATAGGAGAAATCATTTGAAACACTCCTCCCAGGGCCAGCCCCGCACCAGCAATCATCAAACCCTTGCCCAAAACTGCCCAGCTTGCTGGCATCAGAAACCCTGCTACAAAAAGCCCCACACCCAAAATAGTTTGAAACAGCCCTCCTCGCTTGGCGCCTTGCATGACAGGGGCAATCCGTATTTCATCCTGGCCCACCGGGGCATGAAGCGCTTCTTCATTGATGTTCATCTTGGAAAGAAAGCAGGCGTACGAGACCCCCCGCTCACAAGAAGTCATCAACTCCTGCTCAAATCCTGGCAACAGCACACACAAGGCCCTTACGGCCTCGGCCAGGGAATTAACGGCCAAACGATGCACCCGTCCAAAGCGGCTGCCAAGCTTTCCATACAGCCGTATGGTTCGCAGTTCTTGATCCATTGATGCTGTCATCATCACAACAACTCCTTATGTCGAATAATCTTGCGGGTAATCTGCGCCCAATAACCGCCGTAAGGGACGCGCTCTGACAAGTAGCCGTAGGCATGGTGCAACATGGCCTCGGGTACCGGATGCAGATAAGAGGCTTCTGCCAAGGGCTCGGCCCCGAGATAAATCCCCGCATGGTTGACCCGCTCACTACGTAACTGCATCAAGATCACATCGCCTGTTTTAGGACCGTCTTCGACCTCAACAAAGCCCGCTTTTGCAAAGTTATCCAGATACAACTCGTCCCCCCCCTCCCACCAGCCATCCTCACGCTCAAAGTCTGGCAAAGTGATTGCCCTTTCCCGACGATAAAAGTCCTGTATCAAGGTGTAGCAATCGAGCACACCGTGATAGAACTGACGGCCGATCAAGGGAGCTTGATAACCCTCGGGACAAAAAGACTCCATGCCCTCAATCTGGGGGCCATCATCACCAGGCATCACCGACACAATCAGCCACTCCAGAGGTTTGACGTGCTCGGCCATTGCCTCGCATGCCACCCGATCAGCCTGACTGGGCACTGCGGGCATGTTCGGATGCGAATGCACAAAGGCAATCAACTCGCCCTGCTCCTGGGCCTGTACCCAGTCTTGCGGACGGGTGGCAAAGTAGTCTTCAGGCTCAGCGGCCACATTCACTCCTGGCACATACATTTCCTTGCGCCCCTTGGCCACCACAAAGCCCACTGCTTCGCGTGGATACTCGGCCAAGGCGTGTGCATTAATCGCTTCTATGGTTTTTTTATTCATACGACACCCATAAAAAAACCGCCCATGGCGGTCGTCCAACGCTTTACTAAAATCAAGAAACCCCGAACACCACAACCTGGCTCGCCTATCGGTTGAAGCTTGGTCCGCAATGCCCACCCTCCAGTAGCCAACTGCTGCTTACCAGAAGACAAGTACGACGGCCCGAGCTCATCCCTATCGCACTCGGTCAGCAGCCGGTTCACCACCAAAAGAGATCTCGGCTTCCTCTGGCCGACAATTCTGGACACTGGCCCAGCGCAACTGGCAACTGCGTACAAAACCGGGGCAACGATCCAGGGCCGGATCCTGTACGGGTTGATCGTTCTTGTCGAACATGGCCGAGCCGGTATAGCCACAATACGGGCCACGGTAGCCGCCCACACGCGTCCAGGAGCAATACGTCATGATCTGGCGACCTGGCAATTGCTGCCCCTGAAAGTCCAGGGGACTGGACAGCTCAAACTCCACAAGCTGAGCATTGCTGGCGACACGCTGTTCAATCAACCAGACCTCCAGCGGAAACGCCTGGGTCGGGTCTGCGGTCGGGTTACCTTCAGGGAAGTTGGCTGCATCCAGATACTTGGCCAAGGTACGGTGACGGATAAACCGTGCACCGACCAAATCACCATACAAGCGGCACATGGCAGAAATCACACCCGGGATTTTCTTGCCACTCTCATCCACACCAATATTGCCTACCTGAATACTGGGCGTTGGCTGACGCCCCTCTCCCGTACGCTGAAAACCGCTGGCTTGAATGGCCCAGGGCTCGTAGCGCTCTCCCTGCCACCAAATCGGAGTCTCTTGCGGGTAGCCGTGAAAACGCAAGGTACCGGCACCGATTTCCTCTGCGTCCAGTTCAAACACTTCAACAATGGCGCCTGGCTCCAGTTTTTGAATATCTGCCGTTATGCTCATGGTCGAAATCCTTGTTCAAAACCGAGTGACAACTGCCAAACAGGGCCACCTCTATGGGTTTTGGTATAACCGCGACACTGCACCACCATAGCCTCACTCCAGCCCGGTGGAGTCCAGAGAAAAGCGCGCCCCTCACCATGGCGGTCCAGGAACTCCTGAATAGGCCCCATCTTTTCTTCGGTACCGACAAACATCAAAGACCAGCCAGACCGTCGCGGGTTCAGACCAGCACCTGCGCTTTGCTCATACCCGTCACCAAAACGAGCGGAGAGCACACGGTACTGAACCTCTTCAGAAATTGCCTTTTGCTCAGGCAGCCAAGTAAATGTTTCCATCATCGTGAATATCCATTGCGTTGATTCCATAACAAGCCGCCTTGTCGCATTTCACGCGACAAAGTCTGCTGCACTTGAGCAGCAATCAGCGTCCCCAACTGCCGGCCCTGCATATCGTCGCCATCCACCTGCGTCTGGCCATCGCCTTGCGACATATTGACTGCCACATTGATCTGGAACCCTTGAGCCCCGGCCTGTCCTGGCTCACTACCGGCGTCCTGCAGGTAATCCGTCAGATCCGAGTTCTGACGGGCACTCAACACACGCTCACCTTTATCCAGCAACCAGGTTCCCTCATACGGCACACGATCGATACCTTTATGAGCAACACCCATAAGATTCGTCAAAGCAAACGTATTGGCTATTCCTAAAGATGCCGGGACAGCATTGGCACCTTGAGTCGCCAAAGACACCAAGGTCGCTGGCCCACTCCAAGCCGCTGCAATAGTGGCGGCTTGAGCGGCACTGGTCGTGGTAGTTGTTGCACCTATGGTTTCACCCAACATCGCATTGACCGCCATACGCACACCAATCTTGATCAACATCTTCAAGACCTCGTCGCTGATCCCAACAAACAGGCCACGTAGATCCAGCTCACCCGTTTTCACAAAATTGAACAGGGTTTGTTCAATATTCTCAAAAGCCGTCTCAAACACCTGCTGTGTCAGCGCGGACAC